ATGCTTTCTATCGGGTCGGCAAGGTCCTGGATTCTCTGCGGTGTCAGCATTGCTGGTTGAGCGCCGCCTTGATTTCTTCTTGCGTTATTTCACCAAAACCGCACATCATGTATAAAGACGGAGAATGAATAACGCCGAAAAGCACAAGGATTTTTGAAATCCAGGAAGCAACGATATTTTTTCGCCATCGGTTCCAAAGTTTAACGTGTTTGATTGCCTTTCTCATTTTGCCCTCCTTATTCTGCGGTGTTAAAATTCAGCCGGTCAACGGTAAAGGCGTTAACGTTCTGTTCCTGTGCGATTCTCTGAAGCTCCGCGTCGGCGGCTTCTTCCGTCAGGCACTGTCCGTATTTTGGATCTGTCAGGAAGGTCTTTTTGCTAATGAGTCCGGCGCCTACAAGGGTAATACCCTCATTGATGTTTGTCTGCCTGTCCTGGGTGATTCCGTCATCCATGGCAACGGCCACTTCAAAGCCGCGCTCCCGAAGCGTCGAAACCGGCACGTCGTCAACTTTCAGCCCATACAGTGCGCCGAGGTCAATGATATTGTTTACCAGATGCTCAACCGCGGGCTTTATCATGTTCTGAAAATTCTTGACGGTTTTGTATGTCTTGCTGTTCTCGCTTACAACTTCCGTGGCGGTCTTCAGGCCGCCTTTTGCGTCAAAGGAAAACGTTCCGGCGGAAAGACCGACCTGCAAACAGAAGATGTTTAAAAAGGCGTTCATTGCTGCAACGTGTTCCTCCACGCGCAGCTCAACCGAATTATCCTGTATCTTCAGGTTGTCCGGATCGTCGGTTGACAGGGCTTCGTATGTTTCGTCTGTGGCGTCGAAATACCGCCGCATTTCGCCGGTAATCGGGTCCACAACGGTTTTAATCATCCGGGCCGGGACGATAATGCGCTTTTTGCCTAACCGAAATTCACGAACGAACGAATCGAATGTGATGTCAAGCGCGTGCAAGGTTTCCATTGCGTTCGCATAGATGGAAATACCGAGCGGGGAATTATCGTCAACGTTGTTCGCTTCAGGTGTCCGGAAGTAGGAGAACAGGCTTGTTTCAATTCCCTGGATCGGCGTTTCCGCGTCCATTGTCGGGAAGATGGTTTCAAGCGGAATCCGCACGCCAAGAATGTCCTGCGGTTCGGTGCTGCCCATCTTGTACATGTCGGAGCGGTAAAGCTCGTTTGTGATGTAGTATGTTTCGCCGTCCCACCGGTGGAACTCAAGCCGGGTATAGTAATATCCGCCTTTGGCCTGCCTGCTGATAAATACGGCCTCTGTCACGTCTGCATTATCCCACGCAATCGGGACAAATTGGTCTGCCTGACAGAATCCGATTTTCAGCTTGATGCTTTCCGGGATTGCCTGGCCGCCGTCGGTGCGCTTGAAGTCCGCCCAAACCTTCAGGGCTTCGCCGCCGAGCGCCGCCGCCTGTTCGACGCATTCCAGCATTTTCCGTTGAAAGTTGTTTTTATTCAAAACGCCGTCAACGAACTTCTGAAGCGGGTCAACCGGGGCGGCCTCTGTCGGCTTGAATCCGTTCGTTGTGACGGTGATTTCGGTCTGATCCGTCCAAACCATCCCGGCAAGCTCCGAACAAACGGCCTTGCTGAGATTGAGGTAAAACATTTTGCGCTTGGCTTTCGGATTGTCGATTGTCGGCGCTGGAATCAGGTGCCAAGCGTTATAGAATCCCTTGTAAACATACTTGCAAGGGAATATGCAGAAATTGTAAAACTCTCTGAATGCAGGAACGCCGGAAAGCTCAAAAACATCCTTGAACTCCTGCGCAATCCCCGTGTCTGCCGCTGCCGTTTGCATCCAGTTTTTCACCGCCTTTTTTAATCTCTCGAACATGGGTCACCCCCATAAACCATAAGTCTTTGCAAAATAATTGTGTCCGTAGCGTGTTTCATCCATTGCGTGGTTATAGGCGTCAACCGGCGCGCCGTCCTTATCGGTGCAATACAGTCCGGCTTCCTTCACAAACGGCTCCGTTCCATACAGCGCGTCTTCGACAAGGAAGAACCGGTTGTTGTTGATACTGCTTTGAAGCATCTCAACGCCGCATTTCAGGCCCTTTGTGCTGCCCTTGATGTCATGTCCGTTATTGTCCGCGCCATGGGTTTGAATGCCGAGCTTTTCGATTTCCAGCCGGAGCGCCTTGCACGCCGGGTCGATATATACGGCGCTTTCCCGCACGCGGTACTTGTGCCGAATGTACGGAAGAAATTCTCCCACGATCTTGCGCGCCTGGTCGCTCATGGCCATTTGTGCGCCGTCATAATACCAGTTTCCCACGCGGTACAGATTGTATTTCGGCGCTGTGGAGCGCATAAACGGCGTTATTGGGTCGCCGACATACCCGACGATATAAAACCCGATGCTTGTGGCGTCCGTCGTGCCGCCGTCACCGGCAACGAACGCTTCAACGATCTGCAAGCCCTCCGGAAGCGCTGGAAGAATGTGCCTGTCCGGGTTAAACATCCAGTATATGACGCCCTCCGGGATTGCTCTTTCACCGAGCCAGTCGCGCTTATAGAGAAACGGGCTTTTCTTGCACGCGGCTTCGATCTCTGCAAGGCGCTTCTCCGAAAGCACGGGATTGTCTTTGCAGGTCCAGTGCATGAAACGGCAATCCTGAACCTCCAAAACGTTTTTTATGCACGGATCGGCAGGGGACGGCGGGTTAAGGTCCGCAATGTGCCAACGGTCCTTTGCTGCATAAGTACGCCGCAAACATTCCTGAATCATGTTGTCATGAAGCAGGTTGATCTCGCAGAAATACACGCTGCCGAGGCTCATGCCCGTTATTGCCTTGTGGCTGTCGGCCTTGCCGCCGCCCTTCCAGTACACCCGGCGGTCGCTGTCCGGCAGATGTATGAGCAAGTGCGCGCCGCTGTCATCATGCGAGACGCGGCAATTGCCTTTGAAGATATGCAAAAGGCCCATGCCGTCCCCGTCCATAATCAGGCGGTAAGCCTGCTCCGCCGAATACCCGACGACAAGGTGATTTGTGTCTCGGCTGCGGATAAGGTGCCTGGCGTAACGCATTGTACCGGCGGTTGTCTTCCCGCTTCGCGGCGTCCCTTCGAGCCAATCAAGCGTATGATCAAACGGGAGCGTTATTAGCTCCGTCTGTTTCGGCCCCCATGTAATCACTTGTTATCCGCCGCCTTTTTCTCAAGGTCAATCAGGCTTTGCAACAGCTCATTGTTCTGTCCGGATGTGTCGGCGGGCTGGTCGGTCAGGCCGCAATAATTCTTCAGCAAAAAGATACACATGCCGGGGTTCGTCTCGGCCATTCGGAAAGCATTCCGCCGCAGGCTTATTTTCCCGGCGGAACCGTAGTTTTTAAATGCTTCCGCAAAACCTTTTTTCAGTTCGCGCTTGCACCATCTGTCAACCGTATCCGGGGAGCAATCGAAAAAGCTTGCAATCTCGGCCTGCGTACATTGCAGTTTGCATAGTTTTTTAAACTGTTCTAAGCTTATTTCAATTCGCGGTCGGCCCGTGCGCGCCATTGTAATTCACCCCATTTTTAACGCGGTTTACCTCCCATAAAGAACGCCTCCACAAGAATGGCAGCCGCAGTAACCACGGCAATAATAATCATGATCCTGATTTGAAGCATACCGGCGCCCCCCCCTTGTTATCTCGTGACTATCTCGCGATTTCAAATGATTTTCACAAGATAGCCGTTGCGCATTTTGCAACAGGTCAGATATCCAGGTCAAAAAGGTCGTCACCGTCATCGTCGTCGGACGAAACGAATGCTTCAAGTTTCCTGTCATAAGTCCGCTGTAGCTTCGTATCTGTGGCCGGGAGGACTTCGTAACGGTACGGTTTCCCGAATTTCTTTGTCCGTTCCAGCTCGTTCCGGGTGCCGTGTGATTCCCCGTCATGAATCAGGAGAACAAAATCCGAGGCTTTAATCACGTCGTCGCTGCGGTGCTCATATGCGCCGGTACGATACCGGAAATTGAGAAAGTGCAGCTCAAGCACAAGGGAGCGTTCCTTTGCGATCTGCTGGGCAACCGTGCACACTCCAAGCGGTTCCTGCGTCGTGACGATGGTATCGGCGCCGGTTTCCTCTATGGCGTCATAGATGATCATTTTAACCCGGTCGTCTTTGAGCGTCCGGGAGCCGAAAACTGCAAGCTTCATAAAAATGCACCTCAAAAATGAAAAAGGGCCGCAGGGCAGCCGCCATGGACGAAACGCGGCCGCCCATGAGCGTTTTGAAAGGAGGAGGGTTTAAGCCCACATGATGAAAAACGGCAGAAAGGAAGGTGATGAAATGAAAACACTTTTTTGTGCTGCCCTTTTACGGCCCTGTGGCGGGCTTCAGAAATGCGCCGCCGGGCTTGCACCGGAGCGTTGTGGGTTCTGTCGCCGCCCGTGCCAAAAACGGCTTTAAACCCGCGCATTGGTATACCAGAAAAAGACGGCACCGGGAAAGCTCGCTTTCCCTTGCCGCCTTTTTTCTGGTATACACCATAACGCCGGAGCAATAGGAAATTCAAGGAAATCTTTTCAGCCTATCAGCTTTTGCACTTCCATGATTCCGCGCCGCCTGATATTGGTTATCTGCCGAAAGCTGTAATTCATTTCAACGGCAATCTGTTCAAACGTCTTCATGCGGATATAGTAGGAAATCAATACCATTTTCTGCCGCCGGTCTTCAAGCCTGAAAATAACTTGCATTATTTCTGCTTTGGTCCTGGTCAATTCGTCAACCTTGTCGTCAATCATGTTTTCAAGCTCGGCAAGCCGGTCAAATTTATGCGGGTCTTTGCTTACCTGGGCGCCGTCGCTTTCGTAAGACTGCGTAATCTTCGTCATGCTGTCGCGGGTTTCCGCTTTGGTCTTCTGTAAAAGGGCGATTTCTCGGTCAATGTACCGCGCCCGGCCAAGCCATTGTTTTGCCGTCATAGTTTGCGCCTCGTTCCGAGATAATCGAGGTCATAGTCCCGGCGCTCTTTGTCGGTCAGCGGCCTGTCATAGATGATTATGTCCCAATAATCGCCGAGGGGATCGTCTTCCCGCTCAAGAAAGCCCTGTTTCGGTTGCGCTCCGATTGAACACCCGCGCAGCCGCATCCCGTACTTGTACACAAGCGTTGCCATTATTTTCCCTCCTTTGGCCTGTAATTCTTCAGGGTGCACCGTGTCCCGTGCTTGACTCGCTCTATTGCGCCCCGAACGTAAGTATTCGCGGCGGCCAGCCGCTCCCGCTGCTTGTAGTCTTCGCGGCGTTCGTCATAATATTTCAAGTATTTCTTGCAGGTGGCGTGTTCACCGCAGCCGGTCCCGGTCCCGTGTCCGTTTTTCGGGCATTTGTAACATGGGTTATCACGTTTCATAGATCATAATACCCCGCAGATGGTACAGAAATTTCTTTTTCAGGATGTATTCCGGCGTCCGGAAACCCTTGCAGTCTTCGACGATAAAATCGCCCGTGTCGGTCCGGTAATAGGTGAAGTCTGCAATATATGACGAACCCGGAAGAATCACCTTGCCCGGTTTCTTGCCGCCCCGCGGTCCTGTTTTGTCCGGCTCCCGGACCGGCGGCGTCAGCTCAAATTTCACCTGGCGTTCAAGGCCGTGTATCTTCCCGGCCCGCTGAATCAGCAAAAGCTCCCTGTACCGTGTAAGCTCTTTCTTGCTGTGGAAGACTTCGCCGTTGTATACGATCTTCTTTGAGCCGTACTTTGACGGCTTATACCCGTGTCCAAAATTCATAGCGTCACCCCTCTGTTGTATTCCAGAATAGATTGCCTTGTGCAATAAAGTCCTGAAAACGCTTTTCTTGCAGATCAAAATAAACCTTGTCGATTTCGTAGCCGGTGAAATCAAGTCCCGCGTCCCATGCAGCAAGCCTGCTGGAGCCGCTGCCGAGGTGGGTGTCAAGAATCTTCATTCCCGGTTTTGCAAACATCCGGAAAATCCATGCGTACAGGGCAACCGGCTTTTGTGTCGGGTGTATGCGTTTTTCTTTGTGCTTCATGTCCTGTTGCCGGAAGCCGTCCCATGTAAACCGGAAAATTCTTGTTGCTGAATTGTAAGAAGTCCACGCAAGTTCACAATCTGCATAATCGCTGTTGTCGTTTTGCTTATCCCATACAAGCCAGCATTGCGAATCCCTATTTATAACTTTTTGGAAGTAATTACCCCCCCATATTACCTGATTTTCCGAAACTCGGAACAATTCTTGGAAGTATTCTTTTCCGGTCTTTTCCTGCTCCCATATAGCTTTATGATATGTTGTCTTGAAGCCGCCTTTTCTTGTTTCCCCGGATTGCTTCATATAACCGCCTTGTGTCACGCCGCCATAAACCGGGTCAACAACGGCCAGGTCAAAAGCGTTGTCCGGCATCTCCCGCATGGCGGCAAGGCAATCCGCGTTAAATGCCCGGCTGTTCATCTTCGATAATCACCAACGTATCAACGCCGTTAAAGATGAAGTGCCATTCACCCGGGTCAATTGAATTAATCAGGCTTACCGGATATGTCGGGGATATCGCCTTGATAACCTCGGCAATCTCGGCGCGTGTTCCTTTGACGGTCATTACTTCGCCTCCTGCTTCATCCAGTCGGTCCAACACGCTATGCAATCATCAAACATCATGCAGCGCTTTTGGCCGCTAATAACACATCGTTCCGCGTTCCGTATGTTACAGAGATGTTTTGCCAGCTCTTCATCCGTCATAGCCCTGATCCGGTCTGCGTTGGTAATTGGAATGCGAAGTTTGTGCTTTTCACACAGTCTCTTAGACATACCACTACAACTTTTCATGTAGCGAATGCACCCTCTACAATGTTCGTCCATCACTCATCCCTCCTTCTTCACAAGATCAAGCAGGCCACGCTTCATCTTGTCCATCATTTCG